ACGTCGTAGTGCTCGACGATGCGATCGGCGATCTCGGTCGCCATACTGCCCACGAACGTCATCGCCTCGAGCCCACCGTTCAGCACGTCGTCATAGGCGTCCTGCAGCATGCTTCTGATCAGCGCGCGGTCGTGGCCGCTGGTTGCCCCAGGACCGCCGCCTGCGGCCGCTGAGGGCGCCTCCTCGTGGACGCTGCCCAGCATCAGGCCCATCAGCTCGTCGACGTCCTTGTTCGTGCCAGGGTGCGTCGCAGGCACCGGGGTACCGGCCACGTACTGGGCTTTCATGGGCTGGATGTCGATCTCGCGCGGCCGGCCGTTTTCCATCACCAAATCTGGGCTGACGTCGGCGTTGGCGGGAATGAACCAGCCGCCGAACGCGTGCTGCCAGGCGTGCGCCAGCTTGGCCGTGGCCAGGTTGTTCATGCCTTGAAAAACGCTGAGAAAGGGCCACAGGAACGGGACGCCGCGCCGGTCGGGGTCGGTCTCGCTGGCAAAGTTGCAGCCCCACACCCACGTGCCGCACAGCCGCGTGATCCCGAAGTCTTTGGCCAGGTCGATCGCGGCCAGGCTGGTCTCACCGCCAGCATTCACGCGGTGCGCCAGCGTGATATTGGAACCGTCGGTGGCCGGCGCGGTCACGCCCTGGCCGATGTAATAGACCACGCTGCCCGGTCGCCAGAGCTCGTACAGCGTGAATTTGGGGTAGCTGCCGCGGGACTGGCTCATGTAGTCGGGGTCGTAGCCCGGTCCGATGTGGCCCTCATCTCCAAAACGCCAGCGGTAGCCGCGCGCCTCGAGCTCCTCCTGGGCGTACTGACTGCGCACGAGCAGGCCGTCCAGGCGATGACCGGGCCCGAGGATGGGCAGGCACTGGTCGATGCCGATCACTCTGATGCTCATGGGCACCTGTCTGGCGCGCCAGTCGAGCAGATACTCCTCGTACTCCGAGGCGGACTGCTTCATGGTCTGCTTTTTGAACTGGGGATAGACGCCGCCGTCGTCGTCGACGAACGAGGGCATGTTTTCCCAGCCCGCGGATGCTGGAAAACACAGCACCGCGCCGGCGCCCTGGTTGAACAGCATGTCCATGAGCGGTCGCCAGAATTTCCCATGCTGCTCTTCGATGGCGGTGATGGCGGCGTTGGCCCAGACCTCGAGGTCGGACGCGCCAGTGCGGGCAGTGACGCTCTTGCCCATCGGGTCGCGGCGCAGGCGCGGGCGTTTCCCCGAGAGCATCTGCACCGCGTGCAACGGTACGGTGATGGCGTACGGCAGTTTTATGGCCAGGTTGCCGGCGACCTGGGCGAAGTCTTTGGGGACGACGGGGTCCCAGCGGTTATTCAGCCAGTCGCGACAGTCCCGCACGCGCAAACGGGACGTCTGGAATTCGTTGTACTTCGACCACCACATGGTGGCGAGCTGGCCGCTGGTGGGGACGTCGCCTTCGCGCATCAGTGACGCGCGGTGTCTTTACTCTCGTGCTCCTGAGCGCTGCCCCTGGGGCTCTCGTGCTCCTGTGTTCGGGTTGCCACGGCGGCGGTAGCAGCAGCGGCTGCGGCGGCCTGTGCTTCGGCGACCTCTTCGGGCGTCGCCAGGCGGACGGCCCACAACTGGCGGACCTGGTCGAACTCGACGTGGAGCGGGGGATCGGCGCCGAGCAGGGCAGTGGCGCCGTCTTCGTCGAGACCGGGAACCTCGGTGTAGATAGTCGCGCTATCAGATTCTGCGAGTTTGGCGGCGAGCACGGCGGCGTCGCCGGCGAGATCGCGTGCAGATGCAGTCGGCATGCACCCAGTCTACGCCCACGTGTCTATGCACTTGACAGATACGAGAAGGTTCTGTTCTCGGATCTGTCAAGTGCATACTCAAGCCTCGAGTGGGTTGCGCCAGTCGTCTCGGTTCTTGCCGCCCACCAGCGCACCGTGGTGCTTGATCCTGGTCGACGTGGTCAGCAGGATGCCCAGCGTACGCAGACCCTCGAGTTTGCCGAACTTGTAGACGGCCAGCGCCAGAGCGCAGACTCCATCGTCGTGCATGCCTTCAGGCGCGCCATAGTGCACGCCGGTTCGGGAGTACTGATACTCGAACGCCTCGAGCTCGAGGGACAATGGGCCTTCTGGGAACGCGATGGCGCGCTGCTGGATAGCTACCGCCAGACCTTCCATGAGGAGCTGCTTCGAGCGCTGATTGAACACGTAGCCCTCGACGTTGCGGTGGGCGGCATTGAGGGCCTGGTCGATGGGGCCGCCGGGACCGGTCGAATCGACGGCGGCGGGCAAGCGGCCGACCAGGTCCTTCACACGACGTAACGTCACTTCCCAGTACTCGGGATGTGAGCTCGAGCCGCTGTCGTACCCGACATTTGTCGGAAATGTCGTTAATGTCGGGTAGTTCGACGCGTTCCAGCGTTCGGACTGACAAACGGCGCCGTGGTCGCACAACGCGATTCCCCAGGTCCAGTCGTTGGCTCGAGCGAGATCCCATCCCCAGCACACGGGCTCGCACTCGAGGTGGATGGGCTCGAGACACGCGCGGATCGCCTGGATACCGAAGGGGTTGCCCTCGTCGTCAGACGGCTCGGCTTCGTACAGTTCGCGGAAGACTGCCTCGGGGAACTGCGCTCGAGCATCGGCGACCTCGGCGGCATCCAGCACGCCGGCTTTGATGGCGTCGTAGGCGGTGATGCGGGCGTAGTGCATGTCCGGGTATTCCCCGGATTCAGCGCGGCGAGCGAGCAGGTACGCCCAGTTACGACGACCCTTGACGTTGCCGATGATGCGGACGGGGCCGCGCGTGGCCGTGAGCGTGGTGCGGACCGCGTGCCAGGCGTCCTCTTTGACGCGGGTGGCCTCGTCGACGACCGCGGCATGCACGTCCTCGCCGTACAGACTGTCGGGATTGTCGGCGCCCTTGAAACGGATCACGGCGCCGTTGATGAGCGTGATGGAATTGTCCGATTCGTTGGTGGTAAACGTGCCCTGGGTCAGACCGCGTTTGAGGCGGCGGAAGACGATTTTGGCCTGCTCGTAGATGGGGGCGATCCACCAGTATTCGTGGCCGGGTTTACCGAGCCAGGCCTGCTCGGTGAGCCAGACCATGCAGCCGACGGTTTTGCCCGATTTGGTGCTGGCTTCGATGATGCTGTAGCGGGCGGGCGAGTAGATCGCCTCGAGCTGCTTGGGGTACAGCGTGGGGCGGGTGAACTCGACGTTACGAGGCGTCTGGGAGACTGAGCGTGGTCGTGCCGTTGGCATGGTCGTCGTCGTTGTGGTCGAAGGCGATGGTGACGCGCATCGTCTGCGCGACCTGAGCCACTTGCTGGTCGGTGGGCCGGAGTCCGGCGCGATCGAGGATGTCGCGTGCCGCGGCGAGGGCAAGGGCGGGGTTGTCGTCGTCGGCGATAGTTTTCTCGATGCGATTCAGCGAGGGATCGACGAGGGCGAGGATGCGGGCCTCGGCGGCGTGTTTGACCTGGGGCGCTCGTCCGCCGTGGACGTTGCACACCGTGCCACCACGGATGGCCAGGCCACGACAGGGCACACCATCGGTGCGGTGCGCGGAACAGGCACGTTTGCCATCGGACCGTGGCGAAGTCATGGGTGACGGAAAGTGATTGGTCACTCGGACTTCGAGATGGGTAGGGGTCGGACATCGTCTGGCTGGTAGGGAGCGACGACGCCGTCCGAGTCGAATTTGATCAAGAGCAAGCCGCGGGGCCAGAGATCCTGGATGGTGCCAGAGCCGGCGGTGATGCCGCTGAGGGGGACGTAGACGCGGTCGCCGATCTGGTAGAGCTGCATGGATTCAGGATGATGCATGGTCAAGGATTCTGATGGCGGCTTCGAGGCGCTCGTGGCAGACGAGAGCGCCTGAGGCTGGGCAATGGACGAGTTCACGGGCGGCCTGGATGACGGTGTCCTGTGAGGCGATGTGTTGCTCGAGCAGGTGATTGATGGATGCCTGCAGGGTGATGTGGGTTTTGGCGTTGGCGAGCTCGAGGCGAAGCTGCTCGAGCTCGTCGGTCTGGATCTCTGAGAAGGAGAAGTTGGTGGTCATCGGCGCCAGTACTCCCGCAGTTTTGCTGAGCGCAGGGTGGTGATCTGGACGCGCTGAAACCAGAGTTGGCGGGCGCGGAGGTCGTCGCCGTGCTCGAGGGCTGCTCTGGCTTTAGCTTCGAGGGCGATCATTTTGCGGGCCAGGTCGCGGAGAGTGACCAGGGCGTAGTCGGTCATGAGGGTCGGGACCAGTGGGGGGTGGTCTTGCCGCAGCGTTGGCAGCGATCGAGGGCCAGGAGACGGCTGGGGGAACGGACCCAGAACCGCCAGTGGTGACCCAGGACGAGGCACCTCAGGTTCATTTCTGAGCTGCCCGGGAAATGTGTGTATGTGTGTGTCCCTTATACAGACATACACACACATACATTTTTCCCGGTACCCCTAATCGTTTCTTCGAAACTATGAAACGTGGGGGGGACACACTACTCACACACATACATTTTCTGTCAACCTGCATCTCAAAATTGGCCGCTCCGGAGTGGCATGTGTGTGTACTTTTTCGGACCCCACACACATTTTTTGTGGTCATGCGCCGACTTCGCTGGCCAGCAGCCCGAAAATCTGCTCGCGCCCACGTTTTTCGAGCTTGACGAACAGGAGAGGATCGCCGTTCAGGATGCGCGCGACCTCGTGGCGGGGCAGTCCCAGCTCTTTTCCGATCTCGGTGGCGCTGCATCGGCTGGTGTCCGCGTCGGCCAGGTATTCGCGGATCTGCTCCTTGTTGGTTTTGCGTGCCCCGGATTCGATCTCGGTGAACTCACCCGGGCGAGCGGGCCTGACTGAACTGAGGCCAAACCCGTTGAAGTCCAGGCGCATCAACCATTGCGGCGTGCGGCCGACGTCGTTTTGCTTGGTGATCTGCAGCCCGATTCCCAGCGGTCCATCATCCTCCTGTTGTGACAGAAGGCAGGCGACGATGTCCGCGCCGGCTTCGAAGTGGACCCCGCCGTACAGGTGCGACTCATCGCTACGGGGGGTATGGGCCAACCCAACCCAGGCAGGACACATCGCGTTGAGTTGGTCGATGATCTTGTTGACGACGTTGTTCTCATTCAGGTCACCACTGCCCGCGCGGGAGATCGAATCGACGAACACCACCTCGGTACCGTACTTACGGATGTGTCTGATGGCGGCCTGGGCGACGTCCGCCAGGGTCCGGCCACGCCGATTGATCATGGGAATCGGTCGGTCTCGTCGCAGCCCCAGCGCGGCATTGACGTTGCCCAGCCGATCGGCGACCGACCTGGCGCCCCGCTCGAGGTTGATAAACAGCACCTTGGATCGTTTCACGGGCAGCCACAACACTTCGCTCCCTGCGTCGAGACACACCGCCATCAACAGCAGCGTGTAACTCTTGCCGCGACCAGGAGGAGCGAAAATAATCGTGCCGCCTTCCGCCAGGACGAACGGGTAGAGCAGGAACGATGGTGCGGTCGGCTCGAGGGTGCCGCCGACCATCGACGGCATCATGTCCTCGATCTGGGCATCCCACAGGCCGCGGCAGAAACGGTCCAGGTCGGTCTTCAGGATCTTGTCGTCATAGGCCCCCTTGAATGCGGCAGGGAGTGCCTTGACTGCAGAGTTCACCAGTCGGACGCGATCTTCGTCTCGTTCGACGTTGAAGTTCGACCAGGCCAGGTCAGCACCGTTGCACGTCAGACTGACCCGCGCGTGTACGCCGGTGCGCTCCTGGCGCAGGTTCTCGGCGTGGAACCCTAGCGTGAGCGTCTCGTCGATAGGCCGGGTTGCCGAGATCACACCGTCCTGGTCGATGTGGTACTCGCTCAACCTGTTCTCGCTGGCCTCGACACCTCCGCGGGCAATCATCTGGTCGAGCTCTTCGACGGTCCCACCACCGCTGAAGTACTCGAAGGCATCCCCCTTGTCGGGGCCACCTGGCGCGATCGTCAAAGACGCGGTCGCCAGTCCACGCAGGTGAGCTGCAACGCGCTGCATCAGGCCCTTGCCCACCGCGTCGTTGTCAGGCCAGAGAATCACCACCCTGCCACGCAGTACGTCGAGCGCCGTACCAAACTCGGTCGTACTCGCACCGCCGGCGCACGTGACGGTCAGTAACCCACGCGCACGGCACGCCTCGGTCGCCTTCTCTCCTTCGACCAGGTACACCGTCTGGTCGACCGGCGCGCTGGCAACCAGATCAGCGCCCCACAACGGCATATCACTGACCTTCAGCGGCGCGATGCCGGCCTGCCACGTACCGCCGGGTTTGCGCCAGCGGAACGTCTTGTTGCCGTCCTGCTCCCAACGCCCTTTTTCGCCGACGATGACACCCGAACTGTCGCGATACACGTACAGGTGCCGCGGCTCGCCGTAGGACACTGACGCCGGTCGTCTGGTCTGCCTGATGGGCACCACGCGCTCCGTTTCGGTCGGTCGCTGGTGAGGCAGGTTGAACCCGTCGATGATGGCCGTGAACTCGCACCCGGCGAAACACTCCACCCCGTATTTGGTGCTCAGGCTCAGCGATCGATTGTGGTGTTTGGTCCCGTCAGGGTGGGCCGGGCAGAAGGACCAGATCCGCCCGTCACCGGTGGGGTACGACTTCTCACGATGCGGATCGCCACTGGGCGAACGAAGTTGTGGCAGCAACTCGCGGTACAGCGCTTCACGGCGCTCTACTCCGCTGAGCTGCGCCGTCATGCTGCCTCGCGCTCCGTCAGCACGATGCCCACCATCTGCAACACCTCCAGCGTGTGTACGCCAGCTTCACCAGCCAGCGCCGCGGGCAACAGCAGGCTTGCCACCGCAGCGACCTCTGTGGTGCGCAGCGCGCGGAGAAAGCGCAGCCCCTCCGCTACATCCCGCGCGGCGAGCACGTCAGAAAGCCCCGACCTCCTCCAGATGTTTGGCCTGGGCGTCTGCCATCTGCTCCTTCAACTGGAGCGCCAGCTCGGTCAACCGCTCTTCGGTGATGGGCAACTCGAGCCCGTCCACGTCGATCTGGAACTGCGCGGCTTCGGCCACCAGTTGCGCGTACCGCTTGTACAGCCGGTGCTCCACGGACGTGACCATCTTCGGCTTCGGCAGCGCCGGTGCAGGTGACTCGTCGATCACTTCGCCGGTGGTGTGGTCGACCACGATGCGCTGGGCGGAGGGAATGCTGTCGACCTCGCTTTCGTCACTCCACCCCAGCCCGCACAGACTCAGGGTCACCCTGCGCTTGGCCTTCGTTTCGGCCCGCATCAAGGCGTTGGCCAGCCCCTCGCCTGATAAACCCTTGACGTTGACGGCGCCGACACTGGAGTCTGAACGGCCCTTGGCGTTGGTGGCGTGCGCGGTGACCACGTACAGGTCGTCCAGACGTTCGCGCTCGAGCCGCACGATGCTGACGCCCTGCAACGTACGCAACTGGTCGGTGGCGTCCTTGCGGGCGTACAGCACCAGTTTCTCGTGCAGGGTGATGTACTCGAACGGCCGCGTCAGGGGGTTGAGGCCCAGGCTGTCGCAGACGCGCTGGTAATAGTCGGTCCGCTGCACCGGGCTCAGTTTGGCCATGTCGCCCTGGATCATCAGTTGCTCGAACGTCACTTCGGGTGTGTCCACGGGTTTGGCTGCCAGTTGCGTCATGTCTGTACTCCCACATCGGCTGGTTTCGTGGTCTTCGGTCGCCAGCGGTCAATCTCAGAACACGTGGTGAAGTGCGACGTGGTCGATGCCTCACCATCGACCACGTCATAGGGACAGCGTTTCCCCTTCGCCGTGAAGCCGAAGTACACCGGCTGCCCACACACCCGACACGGCAACACCAGCGTCATGGCGCCCGTCAATGGATTTTTGATCGCCGTCATTCGGCCCTCCCCGTGACTGGTTCAGGTTCAGGTTCTCTCAAGGCAAGGAGCACTACGGTGCGCCGGTCTTCCAGGAGATGCCTGGCAAAATGTTGTTGAAAATGACCCGGCTCCTGGCTCAGCCGGTCTGCCGCCACCTGCATCTGGGCTGCGAGATCGTCTAAGTAGCTCATGCGCTGAAATCCATCTGTTTGATCCGTTCGGGCACCGACAGCACCGTGAACATCGGCGAGTCATCCGTAATCCGCTGCCGCGCCATCTCCGCATACGCGGGGTTCAACTCGATCAGGATCGAGTCACGGCCCAGCCGATCCGCCACCAATCCCGTGGTCCCCGCACCCGCAAACGGATCGAGCACAGACGCCGCCACCGGGATCGCCTCCACATGCTCACAGGACGGCTGCCAGCCGGTAGTGACAGGTACTTGCGGCTGTAGACCGCCGCTGCTGTTGCGTTGCGGTGTGCCTACGCCTGCGCCACCGGCCCACGATTGCGTACCGCGACCCAGGTCGGGAGGACTCGCGCGCTCCGTGACTCGCACCCACGGCGCTGCGCACACCGGGCACACACCGTGTTCCGACGTCCCAGCCAGAATCGCCCGCCGCGGGATCTCCGGCACGAACGTGGCGAAGTGTGCGCTCGGGAATGGCTCGGGACCGAGCACCCAGAAGTTGCGCATGTTGCGTCCACCCGGACCAGGCCGTGCATGGACGTCGGGGCTATTGGTGTTGCCGGGTTGTCGATGGATAGCGTTCGCCGCCGTGACGTCGTATACCTTCGCGTAGCGCTGGTTGTGGTCGTCTTGCTCAGACGATTCCCTGACCGCCTCAGCGTCGTAGTAGTACCGCGGCTGTTTCGAGAGCAGGAACACGTGCTCCCACGCTGACGTCGGCCGGTCCTGCACGCTCTCCGGCATGCACGACTTCTTGCACCACGCCACATCGCTCCTGACGTACCACCCGTCAGCCTGCAGGGCAATCGCCAGCCGAAACGGGATCAACAACAGATCCTTCGGCTTGCCGTAGTCCGGCCAGCGCGCACGCGTCTGGTTGTCCCGTTCGAGGTGGTAGTTGTCGTGGAACCCCTGGCGCTGCTCCTGGTCGCCAATGCCGTTCGCGCCGGTCTTGCCCTTGCCCGATCCAGCCATCGAATCGCCGATGTTGAGCCACAACGTGGCGTCTGGCCGCAGCACCCGCCACACTTCACGGAACACCATGACGAGGTGTTCGATGTACAGATCGGGATGTGGCTCGAGGCCGAGACTGCCGAGCCACGCGCCGCAGGGGCACGATCCATAGCGCACTACTCCGCGCCCGGTGACTGCGCCTACGTTGCTCTTTTGCTTCGGTCCAGCGGTAGCATCCCCGCGATTGTGGAGTTCGTCAACTGTCAGCCACTCATGTTCGTGGCCCGCATCGCCACCCCACACCAGCGGCGTAGTCCCGTAGTCGCGGAGTCCGTAGTACGGCGGTGAGGTGACGCACACGTGGCATGACTCCGCGGGCAGCGTCTTCAGCACTTCGACCGCATCGCCCACCAGCACCCGCGTGCTCACGACCAGAACCTCCTCACCACCGCGACGATGAGAAAGACCGATCCCACCAGGATCAGCACGCTGACCCCGAGGATCACGCCCCAGATCGTCGCGACGACAATGATCTCGGTGACACTGCGGCGCCGACGGCCGGCGTTGTCCAGCGCGTAAATCTCATCCAGGTATTTCTGGCGGGCCGCTCGATTCATCTAGCAGTACCCCCGCGATACCGCTACCCACTCGCGTGCCCTGCCCACCGACAACATCCATTCGGCCGCTGCCGTGGCCGCCACCGGGTCGTATGCGCTCAGTCCTGCCCGTCCCTGCGGCGTGGTCCTCCACGTCGATGGCAGGAACTGGTACAGCCCCATCGCCCCCGAGTACCGGTTGGTCGCGTTGGGGTCGTTGTGGCTCTCTATGCGCCGTATACACGCCAGCCGTGGGTTTTCCACCACGACCACCGGCTGCTCGACGACGGCTTCGACCACCTGGTCCTGGGTATCGTCCACGACCACCGGCGTGGGATCGTCGCCTACGTCTCGCGCGTGGGCCGCCTGGGTGGTCAGCACCAGGACTGCCGCCGACACCAGCGCCGCCACTCTCACGCCACGAGCTCCAAGATCGTCAAGCGGCCGTCGGCGTTCCGACCGCATCTCTTCCAGCCCGCGAACTTGAAACACGCGCCGGGGTTGACTGACCGCACTTTCCCGTCGGCTACGTACGTAAACAGCCGCAATCCCGGCCACCGCTGCCGCGCGAGTTCCGAGGCTTCTGATACCAGCAGCGAACTCAGGATCGGACCCTCGTTGCGGAACACCGCGCAGTTGACGCCGACCTGGCGGTCGTACCGCTCGATGGTGTTGTGGACCCACACGAACAGCGCATCGCACGCGGCCGTTAACAGCACCATCGTTTCGCCAGGTGGCGCACACTGGGTGCGCTTGCGGCCGTCCGCATAGTGCCGCGCCGAGTAGTGCCGGCCGTATAAGCCGACCGCGCGCGGATCGAACTTCGTCACCCGTAGCCAGTGCCCGTCGATCACGACAGACTCCATAACTCGATCTCTGTTCGCGGTTCGGGTGAGCAGCGCACCATCGTCACGTCGACCTGGTCGACCTGGGAGTCGTTGACATATGCCCTGCCCTGGAGGGCGTCAAGCACCAACTTTCCGAAATTGTCGGCATCGCTCACCGTGTCTAGACGGCACTCGCCCGGCTCGCCCGCGCCAGGATCGTAGAACGACAGGTACTCGCCGTCGTACTCGCTCGGCCGTCCCACGGCCAGCCCCTCGAGCTTGATGACGTACGCCATCAGGGCTCCTCCTCGAATGCTTCGAGCAGGACGAGCAACCGCTGCACTCGAGCTTCAATGCGGTGGAGCTGCGGGATCACATCGCCGAATTCGACCATGGCTTTGATCGCGTGTGAGCCGCCGGCGTTAAACATCGTGCTGGCGAAACCCTCGACGTCGGACAGATCGCCGTGGTGGTCGGTGACGTACTTGGTGTACGCCGCGTCCACCGCCGCGGTCATCCGAATCGAGGGCACCGTCGTCATGCGATGTACGCCTGGTGGACGATCTGTAGGAGCGGCTCACCGCTGGGCATTGGCGCGAACACCAGCCAGACCAGGCCCAGGATCACCGCCAGCAGGGTGACGCGGTACACCACCTCGTCCCAGTTCACGACTGCTCCTCGTCGTACGCGAGTTGGAAGGCGTGCTCTGATTTCGCGTGGAGCAACGCAGCGCGCTCCGGGTTGTGCCGTGCCGCATACTCGGCGGCCAGATCGCGGAATGCCTCAGCATCGGCACGGTGCTTGGCTGCCCTGGCGGCGATGCGGGCAGGATCGGTTCGCTCGCGGCGAGCCGAACTTTCAATACTGCGCCGATGGGCGTCAGCGTTCCGCCCTCCCAGTGACGGAGTCATGGCCGTCACGCCTGTGCGTCCTCGCGGGCGACAAGCAGGCCACCCAAACGGTCGTTGAGATCGCGTTGAAAGGAATCCAACTTGAACGACAGCGACGTGTCGTAATGATTCAGGAGCAGGCGCACGTCGCAGATGCGCTGGCGTGCGTCCTGAATCAGCGCAATAGCTTTGTCGCGGTCCGACGCGGCCTGCATCGACCAGGTGCGGTCGGTCGAGCGGTTGTGGCTCGATCCTGACGTAATAGTTACGTCACCGGTTGACTGAACCGGTTGCGCCGTAGCGCCATTCGCGTATGATGATCTTGCAACTGCGGAATCGAGTGGGTCGTGCAATGGTCTTCCTCTTTCGTAGTTGTTGAAAGAGCTCCGTAGGGCGGGGCTCTTTCTTTTTGTCTCGTACGCAACCTGGATAGGGCCAGGCCACAATCAGTAGTTCAGGCGACAGCCTCCGCCTCAGGCTGAGGTATCTCAGGGGGCCGGAGTCGCTCTGCATCGCGGCGGTGGATGCGCCACACCCCGCCTGGGGTTTGAAAACCAGGCAGGACGCCCCGTTTGAGCCAGCCGCGAACGGTGCTCGGGGCGACATTGAGCAGGGGCGCAACCTCGTTGGGCGTCAGCAGATCGGACACTTGGCCTTCCCCTATGCTATCTCTCACAACGCGCGGGGTCACGTTCGGTATGATAGTCTCTATCATTCGCTCGCGCAAGTTACTCACATTGCGCAAGTCAGACAGTTTGCGTACACTGGTCTGGCTGGCAATGGCTGACCAGGACGCATCGTTCTCCGACGCGATCGAACGACTCAGGCGCGAACGCGGTCTGACGCCCGCTCAACTGGCCCGCGCACTCGGCGAGTACGAAGGCAACGTCTCCCGCTGGCGCCGCGGCAAGGGCATCGACCAGCTCAACGTGTGGAAGCTCGCCGACTTCTTCGGCGTCGAGCGCGCCTATCTCGAACGCCTGGCCGGCTACGACAACACCGCGCGCAATCGCGCCAGAGAGCGCTCAGAGCTCAACGCCGAGGAGCTGGCGATCCAGGCGACGACGGCCGAAATGGCCGACATCCTCCACTTGCGCATCGCCCAGACCACCACACCCTTCCTGCTAGAACAATCGTTCTAGAGAATCCCTGGGGAGGGAAGGCCGTGAAAAACCTGGCCGATGCCGTTGCCTACCATCAACTCGTCGTCGCATCTGAGGGTCGCACGGTAGCGACCCAGCGCCAGTACCTGTACTTCGAGTGCGTGTTTCTGCGCTATCTCGACGCCCGCGGAATCGCGCCCACCCTCGACGCGCTGACGTCGCCGAACGTCCGCCAGGCGTTGCTGTGGTACCAGAGTCACAGCGATCGGCGGCGTAGTCGCGGCGGCGAGGTCGCCGGCATGGTCTTCGTCGACATCATGCGCCTGTTCTCACGCTTCCTCGAGCGCGAGGGCATCCTGCCCTCCGATCCGCTGCACGCGGTGCGGCGGGTCAAGATCGCCCAACGTCTGCGCCAACCCTTCACCCAGACCGAGGTCATCGCGCTGTGGGGCGCGTGTCGCTCATCCCAGATGCCAGCACGTGACGAGGCGTTATTCCTGCTGTTGCTCGACACGGGCATGCGCATCGGCGAGGCCTGCACCATCACGCTCGATCATGTCCGTCTCGACCAGCGCCTGATCGTGGTCGGCGCCGAGGCCAAGGGCCGACGCGAGCGCCTGGTGCCCATCGGCGTCGACGCGCGGCGAGACGGCGGCCGCACCGCGCGCGCCCTCCGGCGCTATCTCAGCGAGCGGCCCGCATCAGACCGATCGGGACAACGGGTATTCCTGGGTCGCGATGGCTATCCACTCGAGGCACCTGGTGGCAGCCAGGTGATCGAACGTCTCGGAAAGCTCGCTGGCGTGGCCGACGCCGGCCCGCATCGACTGCGCCACACGTTCGCCACCTGGTACCTGGTGACCTATCCCGGCGACGAGCTCGGCCTGCGGCGCATCATCGGCCATCTGAGCAAGGACGTGGTGAGCTCGTATGTCCACTTCGCGCAATCCTTGATCGCCGAACGCGCCGGCCACGCGTCACTCGCCGAGCAGTGGCTGAGCCTCGACACACACGCTGAGCCTGCACCAGCCCTGTATGACGGGCCAGGAAACGTGCGGGCCTTCCATTGCACCCAGTGTGCCCGCCGTGCGGCGCACAGCCATTGAGGTCCCAACTGATGCACGAGCAAGTTCCAGACGATTTCAGGCAAGAGTTTGAGGCGATGTACCGCGATCCTGCGATCCTGCCCCTCGAAAGCAGCCGCTACCGTTTGTGGTGCCTGATGGGCGCCGTGCAACTGGCCTCACGTCATCCCGTGGCGATGCAAGGTGAAACCATGCGCGTTGCCGTGCAGATGGCGCGGCGCATTCAGCACCTGATCGCGACTACGCCCGCTCTCGCTCGTGTAGCTGAGCAAGGGTGGGACCAGACGAAGGATGTGCCGCGGGACCCGGTCGATACACCACGTGTCTGACGGGCAGCCTGTAGAGAGGGAGGGGATGACGGGAGACACGTGTCTCGTTGCGGCCCGTGGGTCGTGCAAAGGACCGGGTCACAGCGAACCAGGGTCTTCCCGTCATCCCCCCTACCCGTCTCGTGCGGGGAGACGACTCGCGCGCCTGCGCGTACCACAAGTCAACACCCGCGTTGTGTCCCGGTCAAGGTAACAATGGCCCGACATGTGCTCATCTCAAGGGGGCAAGGTGAACGAACTACCGCGGTTTTGTGATCGCGCCGGCTGCCAGGCGCCGATGACCACCTGGTGTCCTCTGTGCCAGCGCGTGTTCTGCGCCGAACACGACCAGCTCCCGGATGGTCACATCTGCCTGGCCTCGTATGGCTTTTTCAACGTCAGCCGCCAGCTCGACGACGAGGCTGAGATCGAAGCTGCCCTCGAGCATTTCCGACCCGTGCCATGAGCTCTGATCCGGGTCAGACTCACTTCGTCGGCGACGGGTGTCAGCCAGCCCACGATCCGCGCATCGACCAGACGCCACCTGACGTTTGGCCTCACCCGACGTACATCGAATTGGAAAGACAGGTCGAGCAGTTGCAATCGGCGCTGGCCGTCTCCGAACAGCAGACCGCCGATGCTGAGGAATTGTGGCGCGCCGATGTCAAGCGACTGTCAGAGGAGGTCCAGCGGCTGCGGGCGGCGCTCCAGCAGATCAAAGAGGAGGGCGGCAAGGTGTGTGCGGAGTTCGAGGTATGCCGCCACGTCGCCTGCCAGAGCAGCGTCGCGGCATGGATGATCGCCGACGCAGCGCTTGGTCGCGCTAAAGCGAGTAATGTCTGACAACCAAGCGGCTCGATTCGGCGTCACGCCGGCCACACGCGCTGAGGTGCGGCGTCTCCTTGGCACTGATCCAACCACGGATCTCGGCTTCGAGGAGCATGCACCCGAGCCAGGCTCAATCGTCATGGTCATGCGGGTGCCGGCAGCGCACACCGCTAACTCACACGTCGAACGCTGCACCGACTGCAACCACAAGGTCTGGGTGGCAGCGACGACGTCGCCGGACCTGATCCGCGTGTGTATCGCCTGCCTGCCAGAGCGGCTTGCTAGAGATAAGAGCACTGTCTGAACGTTTCACGCGTGGACCACAAGGCCGACACAGCGTGATGCGCGGCCTCGGCAAGCCGTCACAATCACTACGTCAGCCACGCCACAGGGCGGTCTACAATCGGCCTCGCGCCGACCAAATCGCTCCCGTTTGCCCTGGAACGATGGGTGTACGCGCCCGCGGCGCACGCAATGCCGCCGCTCTGCGACGTACACCCCAGCGCTGCTTGATCGCTTAGACGGGCTAGGTCAGACGAGCGACCGCGAGCGCGCCGACCAACCCGAAGACCACCGTCGCCGACAACGGCAACACCCCGACCAGCCCCAGGATCGCCAGCAGCAGGACAATAATTGCTATCAGCGATCCGATCGACACCGCGTACGCCCCTACCGTTCCTATCTGCATTACGTTCCCCTATCGCACTAAGTAAGCCAGACCACGCTGAAGCCGCCCAGACGTTCAAAGTCTGAACGGCTCAGGATGTCGTAAATGCCCTTGTAGCAAGTAAACTGTGCCCTGTGCCGATCCGTCGCAGCACTGCAATTTCGAAGTTCTGGAAACGCGGGCAGTCTGCCGCTGCTCCGCCGTATGCGGCACATCTCGGACCGTGCCTGCTGTGGACAGGACGCATCCAGCAAGGTCGCCCTCACAAGGGCGACGGCGGGTACGGCGACCTCACTTTTGACAGTAAGCCCCACACGCGCGCCCTCCGCTTGGCGTGGACGTTGACCTATGGCCCGATCCCCGACGGTTTGTTTGTTCTGCACCACTGCGACGTTCGACATTGCTTCGCCCTATCCCATCTCTACCTGGGAACTCAGCAAGACAACAATCGCGACCGGGACGCAAGAGGACGAATGCCTACGGGCGACGCACATTGGCTTCGTCGTCATCCGGAACGTCATCCGAATCTCAACCGTGGGACCCGCGTCACCGTACCTTGCGTTGAATGTGGAACTCTCGTTGAGCGCAAGCCCAGCAGCCTGAAGAACCACCCCGTCACGCGCTGCTCAAAATCCTGCGTCGCCAAGTACGTCAACCGACTACGGTGGGGTTCACTAAACGAGCCAGACAACACTGAACGGCCCTAATCTTTCGAAATCGTCACGCGAAAGAATGTCGAGCACGCCCTTGTAGCCTTGCGCGCTGTTGGCCACCCACAGATTGGTGCCCTGCACCCCGCGCAGAGCGACCCAGTGGTACCAGTTCGCTCCACTGAGCATGCCCGGCGTTTCACGTGCCAGCGCGTACACCGAGTCATAGTCGAGCCACCCCTGCGCGCTGTCCTGGCCGTACTCCCCGAGCACCCGCTGCAGCTCGGCGCCTGAGCCATCCATCAGCCCGTAGGTCGGGTTGATGTTCTCGGTGTAGCCAATCTGCATGGTGGTGGTGTAGCGGTCACTCGCAGCCTCCATGCCGGTCGCCACCTTGAGCCAATCCAGGCTGCACGCCGCGCAGCTCCAATCGGTCAACTGCGGCTCCATCGGTGTGTAGGGATCCCATCGAACCGCCGGTGGTGCCGGCTCGATCCCCGCTAGAAAGCCAGTCGATTGACCTTGTTGTCTTCTTCGTAATACCAGTACTGTGCGTCTCTCGCGAGCGTGAGACTCACCTTCCGTCCGGGCTCGAGGATCACGTACTGCTCATCGCTGCGGGCGGAATCGTTATTTTCGTCGATGGCAGCCTGAACCCCTGGCCCGATGTTGTAGTCGGTCATGCCTGAGTCGCCTCCAGTACCGCCAGCGCGGCATCGTCGAGTACCCAGCGCTGCTCCCCGTCGGTGTCGATCACGCGCTGCTTGACCTCGCTGGCGGCCTGCTCGGCCGTCTTTCCCTCGCGGCCCAGACCGGGCCGCATCGCCACCATGACGTGCAACGACTGCCCCATCAGCGCGTCGGCCCCACCACCTGGCGGCCAGTAACTCACTGAGCCGCAGTTCTCGAATGGGCACGGCACCACCACCACGTTCTCATCGGGTGCGCCATCAGGACCAATCCCGTATGTCACTATGGCGGGGTCGAGGGTGCCGCCGTGACTACCACCGGGGAAATCGTCGTGCTCATACTCCCAGGCGGTGGGATCATCGAAGGAGGTGACTTTGACAGACATGGCTACGGATTGGCCTCACTCGTCAGATAGGCACTTCCGGTCGTCGCGTACTGGACATGCCCGATTGCGGTACTGGCCGCGTACAACTGGGTCCCGTCAACCGTCGACGTCAGCAGCGTGGGCTGGGTGCAGAGGGTAACGGTCCAAGTGCCGACCTTCGTCACGGTTGGCGTGACCGGCTTGGGAACCTGCCAGCGGATGGGGGACGCGATCGCTTCACTCCCGACCCCCGACCAGGCCGCCGCCAGGAAGCCGCCGCCCAGCCCGACCACCTCGTAATACCTGAGACACCGCGCGAGGTCGTCGGCCGGGTGCATGGGCACGTAGTTGGCCGCCTGGCTGCCCACCACCAGCATGGCGTTGTCGACGTAGACCGTGCTGTTTGCCCCGAAGGCCACGCTGGGCGACAGAATGGTGACGTTGGGTGCAATCAGAGCAGTCGCAGTCAAGGTCTCATACGCACCGCCGCCAGTGTGATAGGCGCTGTAGGCGAAGGGGCCGACGTCCGTTGCAATCACCGCCCGCACCGCGTTTGGTGTTGATGTGCGTACTCGCAGAGAAAGCGAGATTGTGCGCCCGAGCAGTTGCTTCAGGTGCTCTGGGGTATTTGTCAAATACAACTCGCCCGTCCAGGCTGTGACGGTGATCGCAGCGCACGCTGTTGATGCAGCATCAACATTCGCTGTATTGCGCGAGATAGAGAGCGTGGCCCCGGAGCCATTGATCGCCCAACGGTCAGCCGTAATCAGGGGAGCGGGGGTTACGAATGGCCCGTTCCCCCGCTGCCAGATTTCAAAGCCCCCGTTGGTCAACTGGTTGTCGCGCGCGACGTCCGCGCCCAGCATAGCGTTGGTGATCGAGCCCGCGGCTGGCCCACCAACCAGCAGACCCTTGCCCGCCCCGTCGTGAACGTGGGTGCTCACCGCCGCGGCAAGAGCCTGCACGTCCTCTTTGACAAAAATGTCGGTCGCCGCGGTCGCGCGCGGAAATGTAGGAAACGAGTAATTTGGGTCCACTGGGATACGCGCCATCTAGCTGCTCCTCAAATCCACTGCACCGCTTTGATACGTAAACTGCCACGCCACTGCCGCCCGATCTCATCGAAAGATTGAAGAATGCTGTAATCCGTAAACGACAGCTCCTGCGTCGTCTCGTCGGGCAGCACCACCGTCACTGCTCCAGGGTTGTCCACGGCCGCCTCGATCAGTGCCTGGATCTTCTTGCGGCCCATCCTGACCGGCACGCCATCCCGCCGCACCAAGCCATCGGCACACAGGATGTCTGCCGAAAACTCCATCACCCGCTTCGGCCGCAGCGCATGCCCCAACGACACGGCCGACACCAGCGGCGAGCTCGCGTGGTCGGTGTTGTGCAGATGCACCCGCAATGCCGCCAGCGTGCAGGTCGCCCCCGTGGGAAACTTCGCGCGGTCATAGACCGCCGTGTTGAACGTGTGCGGAAACGCAGTCCACGCCATACCTGGCGTCACGTCCAGCCGGTACTCCAGCGTCACGTAATTCTGGGCGTCGATCCGCGGTCCCGTCACCGAGAAATGCCGCAGACTTTTGATGCTGGCGTGGTACCCGCCGTGCCACACCGGCAGATCCACCCACCCGTCGCCCACGAAGTACTTGTAGTCCACGCACCCCGCGGGATTGGGCGTACACGGATTGAGAATCCAGCCGATCGACCCATCAGAAAAGCCGACGTACGTGCGCGTGTGCCCGCTCACCGTCGAGCCGATCGTGGACACGAACAACGCCTGGATAGCGCGGCCAACGAACGGGATGCTGACACTGCCGTGCCAGGCGTCGATGTGGACCGGCTCGCCCGTGCCCTGGCTACCCAGTGCCGTCACCAGGGTGCTCTGCCGCGGTCCGCGGACCCCCATCGACACCCACGCCCCGAACTTGCACAGGTACCCCGTGTTGGTGTTCCGATCCAGCAACGCCGCGTAGGCAAACATCTGGCCCACGCCCGCGAACGCCGTCACCTGGCCCGCGATGCCCGCCACGTTCGAGCTCAGGTCGTCAGGCCCCACCGACGTCCACGACAGGTCGGAGTCGATCCGCCCCAGACTATCCCCGTAGGCCACGTACAGCCCGTTCTCGAACGTGCCCCACGCCTTGCCATTGTTGGGCGTGTCGGCGTACCGCAGGAACGGGAAGAGCTCGTGGTCGTCGCCCGCGGCATTCAGCGTGTACGTGCCATCCGTTTTGCAGATGACCAGGGTGCCGCCGCTGGTGACCAGGAGTGAGGTGATGGCGGCGCTCTTGTCCCCCGCCCGAAAAATCAGATTGGTGTAGTTGGCTTCGTTGGTCGGGTCAGCGTTGGTGTCCAGTTTTCTCAGACGGTTCGTATCGTCTGCCCACCAGAATTCCTTGCCAATGACCGTGAAGGCCAGCGCGTTGAACGTCGCCATCGCCGTGTACGCCGTGCCGTCCGAGGTCCACTGCGCCACCGCGCCGGCCAGTGCGAAGAACGCCCGCTGCACGCCGTCGAAGTTGGACGTGAACACGCACACGTCCAGGATGGGCTGCCCGAACGTGTGCGCGATCGACCACGTATCGCTCGTGCCCGCGGCTTTTCTCAGCACGTTCACCCCGTTGGCGGCGTACAGGGTGGTGCCGAGCTCGAAGAAGCGATTGATGCCTCGCGCGGCGTCCACGCCCGCCAGGGTGTACGTGCCAATCTCGGGACCCAGGCACCACGGCCAGACCGACAGGTCCACCGCGTTGGCCGACATATACCGCTGGTCGTCCCATTTTTCTTGCAACGCCAAGCCCAGACCCAGCGTCAGATTCTGGAAGGGCTCCTCCCTATCATTGGTCGGATTCGACCCCGCGTACGAGTAGTCAGGCGGAGCCACCGAACCGACGTCGGCCGTCTTGGTGGACACCAGCGCCGGCTGGCCCGGCTGCGGCGCGCCAATCAGAAAACCCACGCCGTCGACTTTCACGTGGAACGGCCACGGCTCGCGTTTCGCGTACAGACTCATCCTGCGGTCCTGACGCCTGGGCCGAACGTGCGCTGGCGGTACAGTTTTTTCTGGGGGAGATCCGCCACCAGATGTTCTCTGACCAGGTCGTTGAACGCTGCCACCGCGCTGGCCTGGTCGCGGATCAATCGCTGATTCGCCGCCGGCTCGAGCAGATGCCCGAACTGCCGCCAGCCAGCCACCAGCGCCGCGGACGCCGCCCACCCAGGCTCAATGGCCGCCTCGTCGCTCTCCAGGCTCAATCCCGCCTGATCGCCGAACGTGCCCCCCGCCGGCCGACAGTGATCGTACGCCCGTTTCAGCACGCGGAGAAAAATCTGGTCGCCGTCGTTGAACGTGTGCGGCTGGGTGTTCAGGTAGAAGTTGCCGCCGTCACGTTCGACCTGGCCCATGATCCTGCGCTCGAACGGGTCCTGCAGGTTGCGGTCCTCGCCACTGGCCAGCAACCCCACCTGCAGCACGTTGCCACTGTCGATCAGCCACGGCGCCACCACGTTGAGGTCGTGCCTGGTGGTCAGAATCGTGGGAACGCACGCCACCTCGACGACCATCCAGCAATGTTTCAGACCCTCGTTGATCAATCGGTGCGTGGTCGGCGCGTCGAACGGACCCAGGATCTCGAACCGTTCGCCGACTCCGCTCAGCCCGCCGCCCGCGAGGTCCAGGTACTCGTACTGCTCCATGTCGTAATAGGTGAGTGCTTCGAGGAACCCGTACGTCGTGCCCGCGCCATCAGAGAAAGGGCTGACCGACCACGGCAGATCGGGCGTGATGGTGCCCGTCGACGGGTCGTAGGCCATGACGTAGCGGTGGCGGTCGGTTGGCTGGGTCGCGTTGGGGCGGTACAGCGGTCGGTCGATCAACTGATCTTCCTGGGGGATACCCGACATGATCGGATAGGCCAGACACACGAGCTGGCTGGTCGTCGAGCCGACCATCGCCCTGACCTCGTACGACGACGGGCCGATGTACGGGCCAGCCTCGACCGAAAAGGTCGCGCGGTACTGCTGCAGCGTGGCCATCAGCTCATCCTCCGCCCATGAGATCGACCGCCACGACCGGGGCCGTCGGTTGCACCGCGGGCTCGAGCGACGGCGCTGGCGTACTCGGGGGAGCCGGCTGCAATGAGAGTGTCGTCATGCGGGTCCGTAGACCAGGTCGTCGAGGCTGTTGATGACGGGCCTGGCCTCGAGCGCCGCCACGCGCGCCAGCAACGTCTGCCAGTCATCCGGCAGCGTGATGGTCACCACCGCGCCCGTCGTCAGCCGATAGCTGACGCGCAATCGCCCCGTATGTATCCAGAAGCCATCGGTGATGTGGTCACTGGGAACCACCGGCGCCTGCGTCGTCATCACGCGTTCACCACCCTGGCCCCTGGCCGCTTGATGACGATGGACGCCCGCACACCGCCCTGCGACGCGCGATTGTCCCTACGGTAAACCGTGGCCGCGATCGCGTCGTACGCCCGCCGATAGTCGGCGTCACGAGTCAGCCCGAGCTCGCGCATGGCGTCCTCGCGCGGCAGAGACAGCCACCACTCGCCGTCGACGACGTCGGGTGTATTGGCATCCCCGATCAGCGGGTCGCCGTCCAGGCAGTGCCCGTCGCGTTCGACGCGGATCTCCGGGACCACCCCCTCGAGCAGTTTGGTTGCGGTCAGCACGGCGTCCCACGTCTGGCAGTAGCGCACCTCGTGCTCGCCGAAGGTCAGCCGGAAAAACCCCTGGCCGAAGGCACAGTCGGGCCGATGCGCCGCCATGACGCTCAGATACTCGGTCCGACCGTGCTCATCGATCACGACGTGGTGAACGTCCCGTCTGGCGAGTAGGTCGTCAGACCGTTGGCGTACGCCGCAATCCGGTAGTGGTACAGCGTGCCCGTCGTCAGCCCTGACAGCGCCTTGACCTGCGGACCCGTGCCCGACCCCTGCGTGTTGGTCGTGCCGTAGGCCGTCGTCGTGCCATAGTCGATCCAGTTCAATGCGGACTGCGACAGGGTGAAGTTGACGGTCGCCCCCGACACGGTGATGCCCGTGACCGAGATGGCCGTAATGCTGACTGCCTGACCGGTCGCCACGCTGGGCGAGCCATTCGGAAAGACCGCGGTGGCAGCCGACGCGTTGGGCGGCCACCCCGCCGGGCCAGGCGGCGCCTGACCCGTTTCGTTCCCGCGCCAATCGACGGGCGTGTGCGTCCACAGGCCCATCGCGGCCCCGACCTGCGAGCCGATTTTGCCGCCGTCCAGCGGCATCGTCAGGACCTCGGCCGAGCCGGCCCCTCGACGTGCTCAGCCCTGGGCGCGTGCGTTTCACGTTCCGCCTTCGGGGCCGCTTTGGCCGCCTGCTCCGCGTTGTACGCATCCACGCTTTCGATGGTCTGCTCGCCCGTAATGGTGAACCCTTCCCGCAGGTACACCTCGGCACTGGTCGCCGGCGCGATAATCGACTCGCCGTCCGGCTTGAGATAGGTGAAGTACAGCGTGCTGGGCGGCGTCACCGCCGGGCCGTGCTCGTGCATCAGGTTCGCCTGAGCCACGAAGTCAACGGGTGCTGGTTCGGTCATGGGTCTTAGGTCCTCCTTCGTCGGGCCTCATCGATGGGATCTTTACCGGTGCCTTCGATCGTGGTTGCCCTGGCGCCGTCCGCGCTCAGTTTGCGTTGCAGGTCCTCGAGCGCGTTGGTGGCGCTCGTCTCGACGCCGCGCAGCAGACTCGGCTCGGGCTCGTCCCGAAACTTGGTGTCGACCACCCGGATCACCGCTCCGTGCGCGCGGATGTCCCGGATGGTGGCCTCGAGCTCGTCGGTGGTCTGCGAGTCGATCGTCTCGACATCGATCAGGGTGCCCAGCGTGGGATCTTTGAGGTCGGCTTTGCGGATCGCATTGATGAGCTTGGCCCGCTTGCGCTGCTCGGCGATGACCCTGGGCCGCTCGAGGCGTTCCCACTCCTCGACTTCAGACAGCACGTCGCCCTGCGCGGCGGTGACGGCCAGCAGGTGAAACCCCAGGTCGGCGTACAACGCGCGGTTCTGGGGGTCAGACTGCAACTGGACGATGTCCCCGTTGGGAGTCGCCCACCACCGGAGTGGATAGTTGTAGTTCTGCCCGCGTCTCAAGGGGATGTCCGAGCGGCCAAGCGTCCTGGCCTGCATCCGCTCGGTGAAGGTTTCACCAGCCACGGGGCTACGCGGCTCCCTTGGCCAAATATACTGAAGGGGTGTTATCCATAGATCCTGCTTTCGGCCACTGGCTGGCCGGCTTCACTGATGGCGAGGGAGCGTTCGTCTTGACCTACACGTCCTCGCACAAAGGCAATCCGCACAAACTCAGTTGGCCAAGTGCCCGCTTTGAAATCACGCTGCGCGCCGATGATGGCGCGATTCTGTACGAGATCAGAGATCGGCTCGGCTTCGGGATCATCAACAACCACAGCGCCACACGAACGCTGCGCCCGAATCAGAATCCTGGCTTGCGCTACCACGTCTGGAGACAGGCGGACACACTCGTCCTCGTCGACCTCTTCGAGCAGTATCCGCTGCGAGCCAAAAAGCGACTGCAGTTCGAGGTGTGGGCCGCAGGGGTGCGCGAAATCACTCGCGGAGCGAAGATTCGCGACGCTGATCTGCTTGCCCATTACCGCACTCAACTCATGGCCCTTCGCGCCTACGCTGCCTAAGCAGCTCCCTTTGCCCAGACACCAAAGGTCGGTCGCATCATCTGGTGGCCGTAAATTTCTTCGACGGCCAATTTCCACGAGAACACATCGATGTCGTAGAAGATGTGCGATTTCGGCGTGCGCTGCATCACCAGCGCGATGGCTTCCCGATGGCCGATGAAATTGTTGGCCTGACCACCAGCCGGCTTCACCAGGTTGGTGGTGACGCCCAGGTTCAGCCCGTACATGTCGCCGAGTTGGCCGTCCTTCGACGGCAGGTTGGTGTTGCCGATGTACAACGCGTTGCTCCACCGGTCCAACGCCAGCTTGGCCACCTTCTCAGCCGGTGACATCAAGAAGAACCGTTCGGTCTGCGGCGCATCGGCGTTATCGAGCAACTGCACCGCGGCCAGGACGTTGGCGTCCGACAGGGCCGTACCGAGCGTGCCCACGGTCTGGGTGAAGCCCGCGACGTCGACGGCCAGGTTGGTGTCGACGTCCTTGGCGAGCGCGTAACCCAGCTTCTGCTGGTATTCGGATTGGACATCGATGATGCTCTGCACCTTGACGATGTCCTCAATTCCCAATGCGGCATACGACCAGATGTTGAGCGTGATCGTGGTCGCCGTCTCGGCAACGGTTTCGTAGACGATCGCGGTATTTTCGGTCTTGGCTCGAGCGGCCAGGTTGCCAATGCTGGCAACCTTGACGGTCTTGCCCACGCTGGCGTCGTTCTCGAAGCCGCGGTTGACGCTCTTGGCGAACAACAGATTCGACTCGGTCGCGCGGAGGACCTGCTTGCTCCAGATGTCGGGCGAGAAGACGCCGTCGCTGATGGTTTTATCAACGAACTCAGTGGCACCGGTGGCCATCGATGAACCCCCTAATGTTGACGAACGGGGATGCCGCGGGTTGACCGATGGCGTACCCCTGGCTTTGGCTTACCGTTCTCGTCGAACAGCGCCTCATATTCTCGAAGCGTCATGGCGGCGATCATTTCGTCTGTCACTTCTCG